AGATAAGCAAGCTAAGTATTCTCATAAACAAGAGCAATATGAATCTCGCTATAAGGCTCACTAGTTATGGCTTTATCACCGACTTACACACGATTAATCGACTATGTACTGCCAACGATAACAGGTAGTCATTCTGATTTTGTCATGCTGTTAAAGTATGATGATTTTAACGTAAGTGATGCACTTCATTTTATCGACCAAGGTGGCGGTGATTTACGCTTTAGCTCAGACGAATCAGGTAATAATCAACTACCTTGCGAAGTAGTCGAGTTTGATAAAGTCGGCAACTTGATTCAAGTTTGGGTAAAAATCCCGAATGCGTCTACTGGTCAAGTCATCTATATATGGGGCGATAATACAGGCGACTCACAACCTGCCGTAACCGATACTTATGGGCGTAATGCGGTATGGACAAGCCTTGTTGCTCACTACTCACTAAACGACAACTCAGGCGTTGATTCAACTGGTTCAAATCCGCTAAGCGCAACTGCAACAAATACAGTCAGCGGTGCTTATGGCAATGCCCAGCAGTTCAGCGGTCAAGTTTATGATGGATCTATAACTGGATTAAACACAACAACTCGATACATAAGCGCATGGGTTAAGCCCGACTCATTAACTAATAATCAATATATAAGTACATTGATTGGTGGGAGCAAAAGCAACTTAACAGCAGTTATTCTTGGTTATCAAGATGGTTTTATAAACGCTTACGACGAAGGTTACCCAACTGGCAATGCAAACCAAACCGCACTTGCTGTCTCGACTACCCAATGGAGCAAGTTTGTCTATCAATGGGACTCAGGACGAATCAAAGGGTACTTAGATGGTGTTGAGATTTTTGATTATGCAGACACCATGCTTAATCAAACGCCTACGCAAATTCGAGTTGGCTCATCTAGTGCGAGTGATTTTTATCTAGGCGCAATGCAAGGTTACGAGGTGGGCGCAATTGCCAAATCAGCGAGCCTTATTGCGACAGAATATCAAAACCAATCAACTGCGGGCGCGTGGGGTACACCAACAAGGGTTGGCGGTGGTGCGGTAACGTATGATTTTGAACTACTATCAAACAGCGCATCATCTCAATTTAACAACTTAAACCTTGCTTATAATCGTTTATTCAATATAAACACGCTAAGCTCAAACGCTCAATTTAACAGCCTGACACTTAACTATAACCGAGCATTAAAACTAAACACCCTATCAAGTACAGCGCAGTTTAGTAATTTAACGCTCGAGTATGTTCAGCTAGGCACAACGTACAACTTTGAACTAAGCCCATTAAATACCAGTGCAGGCTTTGACGATTTAAACCTAAGTTACAATCGGTTATTCAACTTAAACACACTGTCATCGAATGCGGTATTCAGTGATTTAGATTTCAGCTCAGGTCTTTTATTTGCGTTAAATTCACTATCTAGTACAGCGCAATTTAATCAAGTACAATTAACACACAATAGAGTTTTAAACATCAATCCGTTAACCAGTAGCGCCAGTTTCAAATCAATCAATATTGATTACTCTGGCTTTATCGAACAACGCATTGATAATTACTCGATAGCTTACGCATCTGATTTAATCACAGTAAACTATCAAAACGACTTAATTAAAGTTTCATACAAGGATTAAACATGGCTACAGCAAACGCAGTCCCATTTGAACAGGCATCAGAAGATTTATGCACCGGTGTCCATAACTTAGCATCTGACACGCTAAAAGTGTTTCTAACAAACGACACACCAAACCACGCCACCCATTCCGTTAAAGCTGACCTAACTGAAATCTCAGCGGGTAACGGCTATCCTGCGGGCGGGTTAAGTGTAACAGTATCAAGTGCATCACAAACTGGTGGTGTGTTTACTTTAGTTGGCGATGTAGATAACTTAAACGCATCGGGTGGCTCAGTCGGTCCATTTAGATATGCGGTCCTATACAACGATTCAAGCGCATCAAATAGCCTACTTGCATCATGGGATTACGGTTCGTCTATCACACCAGAAACCGGTGAGAGCGTAAACATCACCGAACCAGGTGGCAGTCTGTTTACTCTTACTATCTAACAATTGGGCTGTTAATTCATTTAATCAGTGATTGATGAATAAATACCCACAATAAATAAATAATCATTCCCTCAAGTGTTAAATTTGAGGGGTTTTAACTAAAAACTAGACTATTCAGTGAATAGTTAATCAAAGTTAGGGGTTGCCAGTGGCTAAGCTAACAGATAAACAAGAGTTATTTTGTAAAGAATACATAAAAGATTTAAACGCAACACAGGCTGCATTAAGGTCTGGATATAAAGAAAACGCCGCTTACGCAACAGGGGCGGAAAACCTAAGAAAACCTCAAATTCAGCACCGCATAGCGGAGTTAAGTAGCGAGAGGAACAAAAAGGTTCAAGTTGATGCTGAATATGTCCTAAACAGACTGTATGAAATCGACCAACTAGATATTATCGATATAATGAACGATGACATGTACGGCTTTAAAAAACTCAGTGAGTGGCCTAAAGCATGGAGGCAATCATTAAGCGGAATAGATATTAATGAGTTGTTTGATTATAACGGCAACGAAAAGGAGTTATCTGGCTTGGTTAAAAAAATCAAATGGCCTGATAAAGTCAAAAACTTAGAATTACTTGGCAAGCATGTCACCGTCGGCGCTTTTGCTAAAGACGAATCCTCATCAAGCGAGGACCTTGCTAGTTCCGTTTCTAAACTAATTGATAAGCTACCAAACTAATGACATTAGAGACAGGCCACATCCAACTCGATAAACAACTAGCCAGATGGTACGAGCTAAAAGACCATGAAGTGCAATTAGACTTGATAAGCTCAGTGCCTAATGGTTTAAGATTCCCACTTGTACCCGCAGGTCGAAGAAGTGGCAAGACTGAAAGGTTTAAACGCTTCCTGGTTAAACAAGCCAACAAGGTAGTGGGGCCATACTTTGCCGCAGCGCCGACACACGACCAAGCCAAGAAAATATTTTGGGAAGACCTACAAGCCCTATCACTATCATGTACACATAAGAAACGGCCTAACGTATCAGAGCGCATAATTTATCTTAATAACGGCTCAGAGATACACGTAATCGGGTTAGACAAACCACAACGCATTGAGGGTATACCATGGACAGGTGGTGGTATTGATGAATTCGCTGATGTAAAGGCGGACGCATGGGAGGCAAACATTTATCCCGCCTTGAATACTGTTAATCCAACTCGCCCCGACTACAAAGCATGGTGTTGGTTGTTAGGCGTACCAGATGGGCTAAACCACTACTACGACCTTTGTCAAACAGCCGAGACAGGTAAGAGTGACCAGTTCAAAGTATTCCACTGGATGACAAGGGAGATATTCCCAGAAATGGCAGAGGATGCAAAACGCGTTATGTCTGCTAAACAGTACAAGCAGGAGTTTGAGGCTAGTTTTGAAACAGCTAGCGGTCGAATCTACGAAGACTATTCAAAGGCCAATCATACTAACGAGGCCATACAACCGCACGAAAAGCTATTGTGGCACCATGATTTTAACTACACACCAATGAGTTCGGGTGTAGCTGTAGACAGAGGCGGAAAGATTTATATCCTCGACGAAATTATATTAGAAAGTGCCGTATCAAGACAATCAGCACTAGAGTTTGTGGATAAGTTTAAAGACCATAAAAACAAACATGTTGTTATTTATGGCGATCCGGCAGGTCGAGCAGGCGAAAAACACGGACACGAATCCGACTACACCGAAATGGAAAGAGTGCTAAAGGAAAACGGTTGGCAATACACGCGTAAAGTGTCTAAGAAAGCACCTAGCATTAAAGATAGCCAAAACGACCTTAGAGCCATGATTAAAAACGTGCAAGGTGAGGTTAAGTTATTCGTTAATCCATCCAAAGCCAGATACGCCGACAAAGGACTATCAACTACGCAACTCAAAAAAGGCTCGACATTTTTAGAAGAAGATAGTGATTATCAACATATTACAACAGCAATACGCTATATGGTAAGCTATGACTATTCAGTACAGAAAATAGCCATGTCAACAGGACTAAAGAGAGCATTCTAACATGACCGACAACGTAGATTTTAAACACCCACAATACGAAGATTCTTTACCAGACTGGAAAGCGGTCGATGATGTTTGTATGGGTGCTCGCAAGTTCAAACAGGTAGCGTTTGAAAATGGCTATCTGCTAAAACTGAATCCAGACGACAAAACCCCAAAGAATACGCACCTAAACCACAATTACCTAGAGAGAGCGGTTTTGTACCCTTTTGTCGGTTATACCTTAAAAGCACTGACTGGCATGGCTTTCTCAAAGGCGCCAAAGATTGAACTATCAACACAGTTAGATTACATGAGGGATAATGCAGACGGTGAAAACGTTGGCCTAATTCAAATGATGAAAGCCTCATTTCGTAGCGTCACTAAATCAGGTCGTGAACTTCTATTCATGGACACAGAAACAAACGGTGACGGCTCACAAGCGACCAACCCTCGCTCATTTATCAATCGTGTATCCGCTAAAGCGTTTATCAACTGGCGTAATAATATGCTCGTGATTAAAGAGTCATATAAAGAATACGGTGAATTTGAAGAAGTGAGCAAAGACCAGTGGCGCGTATTGGCTATGGTTGATGGTAAGTACACAATACAACTTTACCGCAAGACTGAGCAAGGTATTGTTAAATACGATGAGCCTGTTATACCAAAAGATTATAAAGGCAAACACTACGACTACATTCCTGCTGTGTGTATCGGCTCGCAAGACAACAGTCTGAGCGTAGACGAGCCACCGCTACTTGAATTAACACGTATATCTATTGCGCATTTTAGGGACTCAGCAGATTATCAACATGCGTGTTTTTGGGCGGGACAACCTCAGGCTTACATGTCAGGGCTAACTGAAAACTGGCTTGATATGATTAAAAAGGAAATGGACACAGGGAGTGGAATCGGTCTAGGTGGCTCAAGCATCATGGCACTGCCAGAGGGCGGTGTATTCGGTTACGCGCAGTCTCAACCAAATTCAATGCCGATGGAATCAATGGCTCACCACAAAGAGCTAATCGTTCAAATGGGCGGTCGATTAATCGAAAAGACCTCATCAAACACTAAAATCGAGGCGGCGGATAATGCACACGCGGAGCATAGCGTATTATCACTAATCGCAAACAATGTGGAATCAGCTTACAACCAAATGTTAATGTTTATCTCCCAAGCTCGCGGTGCTAACAAGGAATCTTATGTTGAAATAAACAAAGACTTTATTGCTAGAAACTTAACGCCAGAAGAAATGAGACAGACGGTTGAGGCATGGATGAAAGGCGCACTACCTAAATCGGATATGATTTTAAAATTCCAACGATACGGAGAAATTGACCCTGAGCGCTCACTTGAAGAAGTTATGGACGAGTTAGAAACTAGCTCAGGTATACCACTTTGATAAGCGAATTTTACTACCAAGCCACCTACCGGCACCAAGTTTATTTAGAGCGGTTAAAAGCCGAAGAGATAAACAAGGTGCTACCATTCCTCGACGACTGGCGTACTAGCATATTAACGCGACTATCCGAAGTGGAAATAACAGACCTGTCCCGCCAAAGAATGGAGTTGTTGCTTAATGTTATTGAACAGGACTTAGCAGTAATCAATAACGACCAGTACGCTTTAATCAATCAGTCTTTTAATGACCTCGCTGTATACGAGGCTGAGTTCGAGGCTAGTCTTCTAAAAGAAACGCTAAAGGACTTTGATTCTGTTATTCCTGCGCCCGCTCAAATTCACGCTGCGGTATTCACTAGCATCATGGATATGCAAGATAGGACAGGTGGTAAAATGCTTGAATCCTTTGTTCGTGACTGGCAAGAAAAAGAAGTTGAGGCTTACCAGGGGATAGTTAGACGCGGTTTTGGTGAGGGGCAAACTAACTCTCAAATCATCAAACAGGTTCGTGATGAAATAGACACATCAAAAAGGCACGCATCGACAATGGTCAGGACTGGTGTTCAGCACGTAGCTAACCAAGCAAGAAAACGTGTGTTAGAAGAAAACGGCGTTAAGAAGTACCAGTGGGTATCAACTCTGGACAGTCGAACCACGCCATTTTGCCAACGTGTAGATAACATGGTCTTTGAGTACAACAAGGGGCCATTCCCTCCCGCGCACCCTAATTGTCGTTCTACTACGGTTCCTGACTTCCCTAAAGGCTTTGAGTTTTTAAGAAAGGACGAAACCCGCTCATCAATCGGCGGTGCAGTATCAGGCGACCTAGACTACTTTGACTGGCTTAAAACACAATCAAAACAAATGCAGATTGATGCGCTAGGAAAAAAGCGGGCTGAGCTATTCCAGAACATGAGCAAAGACACATTCATTAAACTGTCTTACAATAAACGCTTTGAACCTCTGACATTAGAGGAAATGAAGTCAAAACAACCTCAAGTTTTTGCACGGTTGACGGTTTAACTTGTATAAGAAATAATACACATAGCAATATTTACTAATAACTGGTGAAGTTCACCAACTCAACTAAGGGCAGTGCCTAAAATGTTAAAATTTAAGATTACAACTGACGAATTCGACAAACTCGATGAGTCTAAAAAGTCACTATACGGTCAATCTGACGAAGGTTACGCGTTACAGGTTGATGGTTTAGAAGACACTGGCGCTTTAAAACGCGCAAAAGACCACGAAAAAGAGTTACGCAAAGAGGCTGAAAGGCAAGCTAAAGAGTTTCAAGAGCAAATAAACTCAATGCAAACTAAGTTAGAAAGCATTGAAACTGAAAAGCTTAAAGGCTCAGGCGACATTGACGCAATTATGGCAAGTGCTAAAAAAGCCAAAGAAGACGCTGACGCTCGAATAAAGCAGATGGAAGATGAATTTAAACAAAAAGAGCAAGCATTAGTTGAGCAAAGCCGTCAATCTTTCTTAAATGGAAAGGTAAAAGAGCTAGCATCAGAGTTGGCTAAAGACGGTCATGCTGATGTTATCACGCCACACCTAAGCGCAAAACTAGGTGTTATTGATGATAACGGCAATAATAAATTAGTAGTAATGGGTGAAGACGGCAAGCCGTCACATTTAACCCTAGACGATTTTAAAAGTGAATTTATGAGTAATACGGCATTTGCGCCAGTGCTTAGGGGTTCACAGGCAACGGGTAGCGGTGCTACTGGTTCCAACGAGGGCGGTGGTACTGCCAAGCAATTTAATGATTATACATCAGCTGAACTCGTAGAGTTACGCAGGTCAAACCCGCAGGCGTACGATCAGCTAAAACAAAACCAACACTAAAAGGTGAAACATTATGGCTACAGTACGCCTATCTGACATTATCGATGTTACGGTCTTTCAAGACTTACCCGCTGTTAACTCACCAGAGAAAACAGCTTTTGCACAATCCGGCGTTATGGTGACGAGTGATTTATTAAACTCAATCGCCGACAGCGCAGGCAAACGCGCTGAACTTCCTTTCTGGAAAGATTTAGATGGTGGTAGTGAGGCCGACTTGTCTAGCGACGATCCGGCACAAAACGCAACACCTGATAAAATCGTACAAGGTGAACAAGTTGCTCGCAAGCTATTCTTGAACAAGTCTTGGCAGGCATCAGACTTAGCAAGCGAGTTAGCAGCAGGGCCAAACGCACTACAGCAAGTTAGAAACCGAGTTGATTCTTACTGGATGAAACAACTTCAACGCCGTTTAATATCTGCGTGTGACGGTGTATTAGCTGATAACATTGCTAATGACGGTAGCGACATGGTTAACGACATCTCTATCGAAGATGGTGCAAATGCAGGTGTTAACAACGTGTTTTCTCGATTAGCGTTCACAGGCGCGGCGTTTACACTAGGTGACGCATTCGAGGACACTGGCGCAATTGCAATGCACTCAGTTGTTTATAAGCGTGCCATTGATAATGATGACATTGATTTCATCCGTGACTCACAAGGCAACCTCGTGATGGCTACCTACATGGGTCGTCAAGTTATCGTCGATGACGGCTTAACTGTTCAAGCAGGCGCAACTTCTGGCTTTAAATACACAACTGTTTTGTTTGGCGCAGGCGCGTTAGGCTTTGGGCAAGGCAACCCGCTAGTTCCAGTAGCCCCTGAAAGGTCAGAGCTAGGTGGTAATGGTGGCGGTATTGAAACGCTAACAACTCGTAAAACGTGGTTAGTACATCCGTTCGGGTACGAGTTCACTGGCTCTCCAGTTGGTGAATCTCCATCAATCTCAGAGTTCAAGGCGGCAGGCTCGTGGAATCGCGTTGTTGAGCGCAAAAACGTACCTATTTGTTTTATCATCACAAACGGTTAAGGATTGCTAATGGCAGAACAGCAAATTACACAAAAAGAGTTGTTACAAAGTGCCAAGGGCATCGATGACAACATTGACCGCAGTGACTTTAAACAAGCTCAAGCGGCGTTAGAAAAGATTTCAAAGAAACCGAAGTCGAAAAGCAAAAAATAAACAAGAGGCTCCGAAAGGGGCCTTTTTCTTATAAAACGAAACCCTACCTAACTAATAAATCAGGTGTTACAATTTAAACAAATTGGAGAGCCTTACATGTCACAAAATATCGTAATCCCAGGAAGAGATAACAAAGTCCGACTCACCTTTGAGGGCTTAGATTTAACACAAGCTAATAACTTAATCATTGGCTTTGGTGGTGAGACTTATTCGCTTATTGACGACCCTACTGTTGTCGAAGTCACATCACCTACTGAGTTATCAATCAACCTCAATACAACCGCTGAAAAAGGGCGCGTATTTGTCAGAGTAACTTACGTTGACGCACTTAAACAGGTTGATATAACTGGACAGGTACTTGGCAATCTTGAGCAAGTTATTGTTGCTATCGGCTCTCAACTTATCGTGGAAGATGGCTCAATAGTCGAGAATGCAAACAGCCTAGCCTCACTTGAAGAATTAAATCTTTACGCCTCATTACGCGGTTATGCACTCCCTGCCACTGAGCCAGAGCGCGATACGTTAATGATTAAAGCGATGGATTATCTATTCAGCATCGAGTCAAAACTTCAAGGTGTACGCGCTAAATCAACTCAAGAGTTACCGTTTCCTCGTGTGGGCGTACATGGCAGAAATGCCTATATCGCATCGAATGTCATCATTACAGACTGGAAACGCTCACAAATGGAGTTGGCAATACAAGTTTACGAAGGTGAGTTATTACAAACTGGCTCTAGCAAAGAAGTGCAAACTCAGAAGGTTGGCGACATAGAGACCACCTATTTTGAGCAAGGCGTCAGAATCAAAACTGAAAAAGCCGAGGCATATTTAAAGCCGTACTACAAAAACGGTGGCACACTTCAAATGGTGCGCGTGTAATGTATAAAGAATTACAAATCTCAACAGCCGAGACCCTAAAAGAGCTAGGCCAATTATTAACCTTCACGAGAGAAACAGAAGGTGACATTGACCCTGGCACCGGCATGATAACAAATTCAACGAAAGAGGATTTCAAAGTCAATTGCGCGGTGTTTGACTACACGGCTAAAAACGCAGGTGTTGGTGTAATCGAAGGTACAACCATCAAAACAGGCGATAAGCGCATACTTGCCGAGGCAGGCGGTTACACTCCATCGGTGGGAGACACTACAGTAATCGGTGGCAACGTATTCAGCGTGAATAATTACACCGAAGTTAATCCCGCAGGTATCCCTGTCATGTATGAGATACAGGTAAGAAAATGAGCAATTTTACCGTCGATGTTAAAAAGTGGGCTGATAAAACCAACACAGGCATTGATGTTGCCATTCGCGGTGTTGCTATGAGTTTATTTCGTGACGTAATCCTCGACACACCGGTTGACGAGGGAAGATTACGCTCAAACTGGTTTTGTACCAAAAACTCAGCAAGCACAAGAATTATTGCTGAAAACGAAAGCGGTATCTATCCGAGTGACGGACAAATCTTATTCAGCGTTGAAAGGGTCATAAATTCTGGAAAATTAGCCAGTAGTTACTACCTAACAAACAACGCGCCGTATGCAAATAAAATAGAATTCGAAGGACACTCAAGAGTAAAAGCACCGAACGGCATGGTAAGAAAGAACGTTATTCGGTTTAATCAAATCCTTGATGAAGAAGTGAGAAAGACGAAATGAGCGACCCGACAATTGATGACGCACTAACTCAAGCGTATATAGCAGGTGGGTTTAGTAGCACTAGCACTGAGTTTCCCAATATGAAGTTCGAACCGGTTGTGGGCAAGGACTGGAACGCTATCCACTTAATCCCTGCCAATTCATCGCAAGCTAGTTTTGGTCGTGCAGGTCGAGACCTTGAGCAAGGCATCTTTCAAGTAACACTAGCAACGCCTAGATTTAAAGGTGATGGCAATATACTAGCAAGGGCGCGATTACTAAAAAGTTACTTTCAACAAAACAACAAATTGACTAACAACGGTACGGAAGTGTCAATAACCACTATTACGATTAATCAATCGTTTATCAGTGGCGACTGGTACAAAGTGCCTGTTTCAATAAACTACAAAGCATATCTAACAAGAGGATAACATCATGGCTGATGGTTCAAATTTTACACCCTATTTCGTGGCTGAGACATCTTTCGGTGTTACTCCACTTACACCAACATTTACACCCATTCCATTTTCAACATTTACACTTGCTGAGAGTCGCGATTCTATAGAATCAGCTAACATCAAAGCAGGTCGCTTTGCGTCAAAACCTGTACTTGGTGGGACTCAAGTCGGTGGCGATATTAATGTTGACTTAACCTATGGTGACTTCGACCCGTTTATTGAGGCGGCAATGGGTGGCACATGGACAGCGGATGAGTTAAAAGCAGGCTCGTTAAGACGCTCGTTTACTATTCCAGGGTTCCAGTCTGATTTAGTTGGCGCTGAAAAATATCGCGTATTCCGTGGAATGAATATAAACACATTCTCACTGTCAGTAACAACAGACGCTATTATTACAGCAGTGTTTGGTTGTATTGGTAAAGAAGAAAAGTTCGAAGACCTGTCAGGCGAGACATTTAACAGCGCATCGTCTGCGGCTACTTTTGATTCGTTCAGTGGCTCAATCCTTGAGGGCGGTTCGTCAATCGGCACAGTGACAGAAGTTTCTATCACCCTTGATAATGGCATGACTAGAAAGCCTACCATTTTCACAGGCAAAGAGGCGGCAGAGCCTTCACAGGGGCTATCAAAAGTTACAGGCAATCTAACTGTCTACTTTGAAAACAAAACACTAAGAGAGAAGTATTTAAACTCCACTGATTCATCTATCGAGTTTACTATTGCCAACTCTCAAGGCTCTTACACGTTCACTATGCCAATTGTAACCTACACAAGCGGTCAACCTGACATTCAAGGGCCAGACGCGATAACACTATCAATGGCGTTTGAGGCTACGTTCGACCCATCAGAAGGTTCACACCTAATCATCACAAGAGCGAGCGCTTAACATGGGTTCAATGAAAGATTATTTCATTAAAGATAAGGCCGAGGAAGGGCAACGCGTAGACCTACATTTGCCAACTGGTGAAAAGACCGATGACTATATCGTTATTCGGTCTATTCATTCTGAAACCTTTATCAGCGCTATGAACAAGGCAAAGCAAGACTTTATGCTTGCTCGAATTGAAAATGAAGATGCTGAAATTGACAACAACAAGGTTTTAGCATCGCTCATTAAATCATGGTCGTTTGATGAAGAATTAACACCAGAAAGTGCAACTGAGTTTTTAACTAACGCGCCACAGGTAGGCGAGCAAATAAACAAACTCGCGGCAGATGCCAAGTTTCACTACGGAAAAAAGTCAAAAGACTCATAGAGTACGCTGAGCGCCAGTTTAAACTGCTTGTCCCATCGGGTACATCAACCTTGGGCGAGCAGTTGCGTAGCGTTGAGAAACAGACAGGGAAAACGCCAGAGCTACTAAAAATACCACCCTTGCCAGAGGAATTAGAGTACCTATGGGAAAAGTATATTGATGTAAAGAAAGGGTGTGAACTGGTCAACTATGAGTCATTAAGCGCATATATTAACGTCACTAAGATGCCAATCGCTCCATTTGAGTCTGATTGTTTGATTAGAATAGACAAGAAACGAATCGAGGTCTTACAAGATGGCAGAAACGGCTAATCTACAAATAAAAGTGTCATCAACTGGCGTTACTAAAGCTACGGACGACTTAGATAAATTAACCAAAGCCTCATCAGGTGCAGAAAGGGCATCAACGAAATCACAAAAGGCAATAGGCGGTATTGGTCGCTCAGCAGGTCAAGCGGGTATACAGGTTCAACAATTTGTTGGGCAAATACAAGGCGGTCAATCTGCCATGCTCGCCCTATCGCAACAATCTGCTGACTTAGGTTTTGTATTAGGTGCACCGTTGCTTGGTGCGGTTGTTGGTATTAGCGCCAGTTTAATCGGCATGGCGACAGGCTTAGGTCAGGCGCAAAGCGCAACTAGCTTGCTTGATTCGGCGATCGAATCACTAAACGGTACGATTACCTCTAATGACGGCGTGCTGACATTCACAAAAGAGATAAAAGAGCTTGCAAAGGAAAGTGAAACGGCGGCTAGATTGCTACTGGCCACTGCTGAAAGCAAATCTAGACAAGCAGGAGAGGCGGCGGCTACTGGTATTGCTGAAATATTCAATGACACGTTTGATGTAACTTTTTTACAAAGTAGTTTTGACTCACTTGTTAAAGTAGCAGGCACAGCCGAAGGTGTTGGCTACAGCCTGTCTCAAGAATACAAAGAGATAGGTGAGCAACTAGGTTTTACAGGTAGCGAGGCGAGACAAGCGGGTGTTGATATTCTTGTATCATTGCGAGATATGCAAGAGGCTATATCAGCAGGCACACCAGACGCAACGTCTAAAATAATTGCTTTCCAAGAGTCAATAAGCGCACTTGCTGACTCAAACCAAGGTGAAGCCAGAGAGCAAATACTAAAATTTGCATCTGGAATTGAGGAATATGTAAAAAAAGCTCAGAAAGCGGCGCGAGCATCAGAGTTACTAAAAACCGCACTAAACTCATCGCCAGAAGATTTAACTGCTGTTATTTCAAAAGAAGACACAAAGGCGCTAATCGAATACCTACAAGTATCACAAGACGCTTACAAAGCAATACCCGACTCGATAGCACAATACGAAAACGCACTGTCTAGCCTTGGCAACTCGCTTGAATATCAAATCATCGCAATGGAGCAAGGCGCAAAGGCGGCGTATGAATATCAAGTTGCACAAAGGCTAGGCTTTGAATCAATCGAACAGGCACCAGAGGCGATACAAAACCAAATAGACAAGTTATTTGAACTAAAGGACGCACAAAGCCAACTAAAAGAAA